GAACATCATCCCCATCTTTACGATTTCGTCCGGCATCAACTCTGTTGCTTCGTAGGAGGCAAGCCGCGCCAGTGCAACCTCGTACCCACGGCGGCAGTAAAGCCGCCCATCCTCGTCATACCATGTCAGCTTATCCATTGTGTTCCTCCCTCGACTTGAAGCTGCCTGCCGCCCGGCAGCTCCCCCAGTGGGGAGCGAAGCCGGTGCCGGTGGCCTTGTGCGGATCTTCGGTATACTCACAGGAGATAACCTCGCCGTTCGGCGTCACGATCTTTTTACTGCCGGAACGGGGCTTTTCGATGTAATAGCGCGGGGTGGCGTCACACGGCATAGACTTCCCGCCGGGTGTTCTGATCCAGACGATAGCCGCGCCGCAGCCTTTGCAGGTAGACGCTCTCATTCGTCGGTCACCTCCCCGAAAAGCTCATGTGTTCCGTCCTGGAGAGCCTTTTCATCGTCGGACATCTCGTAGCCCAGCTTGACGAGCAACGCATAGATGCGGTCCAGCTTCTCGTTTTCCTCATGCTTCATGGTGTAGCTGTTCCAGTAGCTGCGGAAATAGCCCTCGGACTTTCCGTCACCCAGGCGCGCATAGATCATTCGCAGGAGCGCCTTTTCGGGCGTCTTGCCGATCGCGTCGGTCACGGCCTGGAGCGTAAATGCGGCATCGTCCTCGCCGTCCTCGTCATCTTCGGCAAGGGTCTCGGCGCCAGTAGCCTGCGCGATCTCCTCTTCGGTGAGCCAACTGGTATCGTCCCAGTATTCGGCGTAGGCCCACAGCGCTACGATGTCCACAATGCGCTTTTTGATGGCAGCTGCGGAAACGGTAGCCACGAAGTCGGCGCGAAGCTCGTAGGCGCGGGCGGTTGCTTCGGACAACGCCTTTTCGGCAGCATTCTTTCGTTCCTGATTCATCTGCTCCTCACGCTTTTTTGCTTCCTCTTCTGGAGTGAGGGTGGTCGGTGCGTCCTTGGTCATCAGCGTGATATAGTACGTTTCGACGATGAAGAAATACTCGACGGTATCTGCGTCCTCTGGGCGTTCTACATTGACTTCGCTGTTGACATAGAAGCTCCTGGCGAACTTATAGCCGGTCTTGTCGGTAATCTGCGTCGCAAAGGTACTCAGCTGCTCGACCCATAGGGCTTTACGCGCCTCTGCAGCTTCATCATTGATGGCCTGTTTCAGCTTGTACTTGAAGTTCTCAGTGCCGATGTAATCAAGCATCTCATTTTTGCGTTCCTGGCTTTTCAGCTTGTCCAGCTCCATGTACTCGAAAAGGCTGACGCCGCGCTCCTCGGACTTCTTGAATTTGTCCTTATCCAGCTCCAGGAGCTTCACACGGCGCCGGACAGTGGTGGCGGAAAAGCCGGACTTTTCCGCGATGTCCTCGACGGTATCGCCCATGTCAAGCATCATCTGGAAGCCCTGCGCCTGCTCATAGACCGTCAGATCAGACCGCTGCATATTCTCCGTGAGCATCGTACTCAGCTGCTCCCGCTCCGACATCTCGACCACGACGCAGGGAAGCTCCTCCAGGCCGGCCAGCTTTGCGGCCGCAAGGCGGCGGTGGCCGATGATGACGCGGTAGCTTTCTCCGTCCCACTTCTTTGTGATTTCCCCGATCAGCGGAACAACGGTGAGGTTTTGGAGTACGCCGTTGACCTTGATGCTCTCGGCCAGCTCGGTCACATCGCCCAAATCTTTGCGGGGGTTATCAGGGTGCTGCCACAGCTTTTTAACCGGAATGTACTTGATTTTTGCCATAAAATGCTCCTTTCTTATGCCGAGCTTTGCCCCTCGGCTGGGACAGTTTATTATTTTCGGCTCATGCCGTTCACGCGGCACCAGTGCCGCTGGGCCTGCTTCTTCCTCGCGGTGCGGCAGGCCGCGCAGAAGCGGTTTTCCTTGCGCTCGTAGAAGGTGCCGCCGCACCGTGCGCAATACTGAGGCTGAATACGCCGGAATGCTGTGCAGCTGTCGCAATCCGTACACCCTGCGGAGCATCCGCCAATGTCGTCCCAATTCATGCACATAAACCGCTGCCAGTAAGGATCATAGCCGAGATCGTTCATGCGCTTACGAAGGACCGTTGCCAGCGCGGATAGGTCGCGCCTGACCTGATGGCGGGTGCGGGAGATATAGAAGCCATGACGGACGTCCATTTCCGGCGCACCGTGCCCCCACGCGCCATCACCGAGCATTTCCCGCACCTTGTCGGCGTTCTCGGTCAGATAATCGTTGTAGACCTTGGAGCGGACGCACTTTTCGGAACGGCCGACCGCCTTGCCTATGGCAGCGTAGCTGTCGCCGTGGCGGATGCCGTCTGCCAGTATTTCAAAATCCTCGCTGGTCCATGTGCCGCGCTTTCCGGTCAGCTCCATCGAAACGGGGCGGTCCTTGATGCCGAGGTCACGACAACGGCGCGCGATCGCACCGTGAGAACGATGCATCATCTCGGAAATTTCCGCCCATGAGTACCTGTGCTTACTGAGCAGCATCTTCAGCCGAGAGTCCTCGTCCTCTCCCCACGGGTCTTTCCTCTGAATGGCGTATGCCTCAAAGTCTTTCTTGCGCTGCTCGGCTACCCAGCCCGGCTCCTCGCCGAGCGCCAACGGCTCCATTTTGGAAAAGTCGATGAAGCTGCGGTATCGCTCGGCCCACTCCCAGAACTCTTCAATGTAGACCACCCGAAAGCTGCAGCGGTTGACCTTTTTTGTGTGGACGGGCAAGCCGCGATTTTCGACCCAGCTTTTCATTTTGTAGCCGTAGGAGCTGCTTCCTCCGTTCACCGCCAGCAGGAGTTGATTTAGAGTGACATACTCGCCAGCCATCAATACCGCGCCTAAACCCAGACGCTGAGCTCTGACCTTGACGGCGTTTGTGGTACGATTGAGTTTCTTTGCGATGGCCGGAACAGAAATCTGCCCCCACTTTTCCATCAAATAATCTTCTTCCTCGGGCTTCCATGTCCGGCTCCCGAGAGGCGGCGGCTGCCGCATTCCGTTCCCTCCCATCAAAATAGAGTGAGCTGGCCGGTTTTCGTTTCCGCCAGCGGTTGAGATTGTTCCGGCGGCGCGGCAGGCGCCGGCGGCTCTGCCGGTACCTGCTCTGCCGCGTTCCGAAACAGGAGATCCATTTGCGCCCCGATGCGGCGGTAGTGCCAGACATCGCGGAAATACATCGGTGTGTACCAAACCTGCGGACCGTCCTTTGGCAGCAGACCGCGGGCGTCGTAGCTGACGGACGGGCGCAGGAGCGAGTCGTCAATGACAACATAGCCGGGGCAGCCGAGCAAGCTAAGTTGGATGTAGCACATACACCCAGCGAGAAAATCTATGTCCTGCGCCACGAACAGCACCGAGGTCTGATAGTTGATATGCTGTCTCCGGCACTCATTGGCGAATGCGAGCAGCAGCGCACCGGCTCCGCAGGCGGGGTCGTTCACGGACACCCAGCCCTGCTTTTCTATCTGCGCCGTCATATCAGGCGCATAGGTCATCGCGGACATCGCCCTGCGGACACTGTACGGAGTGAAGAACTGTCCTTTCCGTTCGTTTCCGAGGCCGAGTGCCATAAAAAGCTCACCGAGGAAGTCCTGCTCGGGATCGCGCTCCAATTCGGCTACGACCTCAAGCAACATATCCGCAAAGACTTCCAGCTCCTTAGCGGAATACTTCTCTGCGCGGCTGCGGTACATTTCTTCCCTGGCCTTGGCCTGCGGGCCTCCCATCGTGTTGGCGATTGCGATGGCCGACATGATGATGAAGTCCTGCCAGATGTCCCAGCGGGAATACTTCCCACTCAGCCCTTCTATGAAGCGGACGATATTCTTCTGACTTTCCCCTCTGACGTGCCGCAGGGCGTTTCCCATGACTTAGCCCTCCTTGTCCGCTGCTTTCAGTTCTGCGGCTTCGCGCAGCTGCGGAGCGACTGACTTAACGGCGGCTTGATACCCAGCGTCATACCCGCGTTTCCACACGCGGCTGAGGTAGGCCGCAAGCGTCGCCTTGTCCATGTGCTTGATTGTCTTGTAATCCTCGCGGCGCATCTGACCGGCAAGCTGCAGGTCGTGCGCGGTATGCTTATTGGCATTTACGGTCGGCATCAATCTTCACCGCCTTCCGTGTCGTCAGGCTCGTCGGTAGGGAGGACCTCGCGGCCATCGGAGCCGTTATACGGACCGACGACACCAAGCTCCTCCAGTGCGTCAATCAGACGCGCAGCCTTTGCGTAGCCAACGCTCATACGGCGTTGCAACAGCCCCACAGTCGCTTTATTCTCTGCCCGAACAATGGTAATGGCCTGCTGAATGTCGGGGTCGTCCAGGTCAACCTCAGGGCCATCCTCGCCCTGCATATCCCCCTCGTCCTCCGGCTCCTCGTCGGTATCGCCAGCCTCGTCCTCGTCAATGACCGGCATGAGGCCGCTGCGCAATGCGTTCTTTTCCAGCACATCGCGGAAGAAATACTGCTGCCAGTAGGTAATCATCTTCACCAGAATGGACTCGATCTTGGTGCGGAGCGTCTTGCTGATGGTAAAGGTGCCGCCCGTTACCTTCGTGTCCAGACCGCCGTCCTCGAAGATCCAGGACATGGAGGCGTCGGGGCTGCGGTAGCCGACCTCCTCGACATTCTCCAGCATGGAAATCTGCGCGTCCATGCCCTGTACGGGCTTGATGGTAAAGATGATGGGGTATCTGTCTTTTTCAAAGCGATAGACGAGATCGTGCTCATCGCACAGGCCCTGCATCTTCTTCTTTTGGGCTTCATACATGGAAATTTCGCTCATGGTGGTAACTCCTTTCAATTCAGTTGAGCAGAAGCAGCGTGCCATTCCACGCCGTCTGCACTTGATATTTCTCCAAGTCGGCCTCCGTCACATACTTGCGGCCGAAGTGGTCTTTCATGGTCTTCCAGATGTCCCAGGGGACGCAATAGACCATGCCGGAGCTGAAACCGGCGATGACAAAGCAGCGAGCGCCGAGCGCCTGATGCCTGTCCATATAGTCCTGCTGGCTCTGGAGGACGCGGCTCTGCTCCATTCGGTCGGCGGCGGTGAATTTCGCCTCGAACATGACCGTCCTGCCGCCCTTGATGGTGCCTTTATAGTCCGGCTGTGCCTGCTTTTCGTAGTAGGCGATGAACTTGCCATTGCCGAGATTTTTCGTGGGGTGCATCGGCTCCGGCGTCTTTTCGATGATCGCAAAGCCTTTCTGTGCGTAGTAGGCAAAGGAATCGTCGATGCGGCTCTCAAACTGCTTGCCGCGGGCTTTTGCGATCTTGCCGAGCAGCTGGCGCTTCGGGTCTTTCTTCACAGTCATGAGAGATACCCTCCCAACCATAGCCCACCGGCGAACATTCCCAGCCCGATGCAACCTTGCCGGAGTATCTGGCTCATGGGGATAAGGTCGCGATCGCTGGCGCCGGCAGTTCCGAGGACCAGGAGGAAGCCGAGCGCGGCGATGATGCCGCAGGCTTGCCGAAATCTCTTTCGCGTCATGCTCGTTACCTCCAGATGTATTCGCGGCAGAAGACGTGATCTCCGATCTGCCCCCATACGCGGTCGTTCTCTCCATTGCGGGAGAAGAAAACCACGTCGGCGTCAAGGATCGTATCTCCATACAGAGCGCCGTTGATGGCGTCATACTGCGCTTGCGTCGGCGTCGCGGTGCTGACCGCGTAGATGGTGGAGAACTGGGGAACATCGCCGTCTTCTCCTTGGTGCAGCACATCGTGTACTGAGTCCGGGAAAGCGGAGTGCAGCACGCGGTTGAAAACGACTTCGACAACGGCCTGCTGCCCCTCGGCGCGCTGATTGCCGGCTTCGAGGAATACGACCGCAGCCAGTTCTGCCAGCTCCTCGTCAGTCATTTCGATGTTGACATACCGAGCTGCACGGGCGGGACGATCTTCGGCCCTGGTAACTTGCTCAGCCTCGGTCATTTCTGCTTCTAAAAGCCGGACAGGTGCTGTCGTTGCTGGGTTTTCTAACTTGCCGGTCATTTGTGCTGACGCTGCGGTTTCCTCGCTGACACTAATGCGGAGAGCTATGATGCAGGCTAAAACTGCGAGCAGGCAGATAAGCGGCGCCGGCGAAGCCCTCCTTTTTCTTCTTCGTTTCATGTTTTCCCTCCTATCTGCTTCATGCCCGGCCCGACCGCTTTTCGCGGCCCGCTGTTGAGCGCGCTTGTCTGCCGGATGATCGTTTCATATGCGGACTTGAAACCGTCGTAGTTGTAATACTCATATGTCTTTACGGTGCCGTCGCCAAAGGTGCGCTCTCCTGTTGCAATCAACCGAGAGGGGCCGCCCATAGCCTCAATGACGCGCCTGATATCCGTTCCCTCCGACAATCTTGCCACAGCCTCCTCTGGTGTTTTCCCAAAGTCCATATCGAGCTTGAGGTAATTCCACGCCTGGTCAATCCGCGCCCTCACTTCGGCCTGCACCTTTTCGGCTTTTTCCTTGAATTCTGCGATAGTCGGCGGGAATTTACACTCGCGCACCAACTTTACAACAGCCTGCTGCCCCGTCCAGAAGTCGATCTCCGGCAAGCAGGTCACCCACAGATTGATGGTAGGGCCGAGCTTTGCGATGCCGCCCTTGAAAACCTCTGCATTCGGATAGGCAAGGAGCATCACGGCGAATATCTCGCTCATTTCCTTGTGCGTCATAGGCTTTCCTCGCTGGCGTACATCTGGTGGAGCTGCTGCAGGTCGTCCATAGCACTCCCGCTGGCGCTCGGTCGGCTGCCGTTGCCGCCACGGATGCCCCAGCGTTCACGGCTGCACTTCCGAATGACAAGATTCCAGTCGCGCCACTTGTTCTTGTTGCCGTGCATTTGAGCGGACTCATCTATGTAGTCGATGCAGCGCGTCAACTCTTCTTCGCCGAGGTCGTCGATCAGCCGGGCGTATTCCTCTTCGGTGAGCCGCACCCATCCATGCGCGCCGTGCTTATGGCGGGGGACCTCGGGGCGGTCATCTTCGGCGGCGTTATACTGTGCCGTTACGGTAGAACGCTCATTGTAGCGCGCAGCCAGGTACTCGCGGAAACGATCGTTCTTGACCTTGCGAATCTCGCCCAGCAGCGGCTTGTTGAGCTTTTCGGACGTCGACCAGTTGTATCGACACCAGTTAAGGATCAGCAGCTCCTTGGTCTGCGCGCTGTACCGAATGACATTGTGCGCGCTATCCAGGCGTTTCAGCAGGCGTTCCACGGAATCGTTGTTGTACCCTGTCTCGTTGGCAATTTGCTTGATGCTGACCTCGTAACAGCCGCAGAGATTGGTGTGCGGATTGGTCATGCAGTAGAGATAGATGTACCGATCCTCGGGCGTAAAGTCATCGACGACCTTGCTGTCCGTCCAAAAGTCCATGCTGATATTCCGATAGCTCGCCATAGTGTTCACCTCCTTCGGTGGGCTGTCGCCCGGTTTCCCGGGCGACCATATCAGAACGGAAGCTCGCCGTCGTCCTCACTGACTTCCGCAAAGTCACCGCCGTAATCCGACGCAGGATAGCCTCCGGAGACCGCGCCATAGGAGGAGCCGCCCGGCGCACCGTAGCTCGGTCCCTGCTGGGGGTAACCTCCCTGCGGAGCATAACCACCTTGCGGATAACCGCCGCCGTCACCGTCGCGTTTGGAATCCCCAAAGTAAACATTGTCGGCTACAATTTCGGCGGATCGGCGCTTGTTGCCGTTGTTGTCCTGCCAGTCGCGGATCTGCAGCCGCCCCTCGACGACCGCCATGCGTCCCTTGCTGAAATATTTGCAGACGAATTCAGCGGTAGTTCGCCAGGCAACGATGTCGATGAAATCCGTTTCCTTTTCCCCTGACTGGCTTTTGAAATCGCGGTCGCAGGCGACGGAGAAGCTGGTCACAGAAAGACCGGACTGCGTACGCCGCAATTCTGGGTCGCGGGTCAATCGACCCATGACGACGATCTTATTCAGCATCGGCCGTATCCTCCGGCTCGTCAGCGTTTCGCAGCACCAACATCTTCATGCGGTACAGCGCACTGCGCGCCTGCTGAATGGCATCGAGAACTCTTTCGACATTGTAGCTGTTCTCACCCTTGATGGTCGCTTCCAGCACATCGCGCTCAGTTTCAGCGCGGATCAGCTCCTCGTAGCGATCCTGCGGAACGAGGACAAAGCCGGGGTCAAGCATCAGGTCAGCGACCAGCTCAGCGGGGGTCTTTTTGGTATCTTCCATAACGGTCTCCTTTCGTTTCTTTCTCAATGATTTCGATGGCCTTGCGGCACTGGCCGACATCAAACATTCCGATGTGGGTCTTCTCCACAGGCAAGCCCATCTTCTGGGCAAGCCACGCATAGGCCGCGTTGCGATGGCCGCGAAAGCGGCCATACTTCCACAGAGGGTCAAATACGGCGTGTGCAGCCTTTTTCCAGTTCCGCAGTTCCGCATTGGCAAGGCGGCCGAGGGGCTTATCCGTCCCCTTATGCACACCGACGTATGCCATGCAGTTCCGGCAGAGATAGATTTTGCCGTAGCTCTTGCCGTAGATGACCTTGCTGTCGACATACTCAGTCTCTCGACCGCAGTAGTCGCAATAAACTTTCCTCACGGATGCCATGCCTCCTTGTATCTGGCGATCTGCTCGGGGGTGTCGGTTTCGATGCCGACCTCCTGGCACTCGGAAATGACGCCGTCCAGAAAGACGCTCATTTCTTTCGTGGAATATTCGCTGGTGCCTTTGATCGCCCGGTAATGAATGAACTTCTTCCCCTCGACATAACCGACGCCGGTTTCGGCGTAGTGCCGCGCCACCAGCGCGGGCGGTACGCCCTCCCGCAGGGAGAACAACACCTTGCACTCGTTTCCGGCCTCGTCGGTGTATGTCTCGCCGGTGCCGTAGCGCCGGAGCATTTCCTCGTAAACGGAGTCCTTGTCCGACTTCACCGCGACGGCCAGTTTCTCAATCAGCGACCATGCGTAGTTGTTCGCGTTGAGGCTTCGGGGGATGACGCGCCTTTTGATGGAGAATGTAATCTCCTGATCGCCGAGCGCGTCCCACAGCTTCTTGCAGCTCTCTCTGGTCGTGATGGTCAGCACGCTTTCTCCGGTGCGGGAGAACGACCAGTCTTTCAGCTTGCCGTTCATAGCGTCGCCCACTTCTCCTGATAGACCTGCATCAGATCCACCGCCCGGAGCCAGTCGAAGAAGTCGGAAATGACAGGGAAGATGCTGGGAGCGTCCTCACGGAAGTATGTTTCCGGCCATACATCGCGCCCGTTGCTGGCGATGTAGGTAAACTGCCGCGCTTCGGGGACTAACTCGAAGTAGGTGGGGTGCTGTGTGCTGGAAAAGAACTTGCCGGTGTCGTAGCTCTTGGTGAATTTGACGTCGATGATCTCCCCCGCTTTCAAGCAGTCCAGACGGCCATACAGAAGAAGGCTCATACCGCCGACCTCCACAATCTTCTTGGCTTTGTACTGGAGGACGCCACCGGCGCAGCGCCGGGCGACCTTTTCTGCGGCGGCATGCCACGGATCGTTGGGGTCGGCGCGGCCGTTGATGATGTCCGTCACCATGTCCTCGAACTTGATGCCGTTCTGCATGGCCTCCGTGGTCGGCGTCGGCTCACGGCGCAGCGTCTGCATGAATTCGCCCATCGGATCGCGCTCTGTCGTCATGTCCTCGTAGGGGTTTTCCTTCATGGTGTAGAGCCAGGACGCCAACAGGGAATGGGTCATCAGGTAGCGTCCCATTTACTCCGCCTCCTTTGCCTCCTCGGGCGCTGGCGTGTATTTCTTCAAAACCTTGTCGAAGAACAGGCCGCATTCCTTGATCTTTTTGTTCCAGAGAACGCCCAGCTCCTTGTTGGAGGTCAGCGCGTGCTTAATGGCCTGATATTTCGGCATGGCGGCGTTGGCGGTGTCGGCATCGACAATGCCGGCGATGATGGCCGTGCCCTCAACCATCGCGGCCTCGTATGCCGCCTGATCAACAGCGTTCTGCTCGACCTCGGCAGTGGCCTTGGCGTTGTACTCGGCGAACAGCTTCGTCAGGAAGTCGTTAGGGCTGGTCGGGCCGAGTGCGGGGATCTTGCGAATGCCGGAGATACCGCGCGTCCCCTTGGCGAAATACCTCTCGCAGTTGGAGAAGCCGATGGTGCGGTCATTGCCGTAAATCTCCACGAAGCCGCCCAGGTCCATAGGCTCCCAGACGTTGTTTTTCGTCTGGCCCTCGACCTTGATGCGGAGGCGGGTGTTGTCGCCGTCCTTTTCCTCCGTGGCGTGGAACACGATGACGATGTTCTTCTGCAGCTCATAGAAGCAGTAGTCCATCAGCCGGACGAATTCCTTGCCGACAAAGCCGTAGCCTTTGAGGGAGAGGCTGCCGTCGCGCTGGCCATACTTCGGGTCTTTCTTGATGGCCCACAGGGACATTAGCGAGATCAGCTTGCCGCCGGTATCGAAAACCAGCGTGTCGAAGTCCTGAAGATTGATGGGGGTGAGATCGCCGAGGATCTCGTCGTAGCTCTGGGGCTGGATGTACGGCTTGCGGTAGCGCGGCTCGATGCGGTCGATACCGAAGTCAACGTCGATGTGCAGGGGATTGGGGGCGGACAGCGCCAGAGTGGATTTTCCGATGCCGGGATAACCGGCGATCAGCATGCGGATTTTCTTCGCGCCCTCCTGGATGTCGTTCGGGTTTCTAATCATGGTGATAGCTCCTTTCAGTTGGTAGCGGCTTCGCGCCGCAGAGTGATGATTTCATGGCACCGGAAACCGAAATTGCTTTCCCGGTACATTTCGGTCAGCTTGAACTTCTCCTCGTCATAGATGCTGGAGCAATTCACTAAGCCCTCGGTCTTATCGGGGTGATAGGCGCGGAATGCAGCACAGGCCGCGTGAGCGTCCGGGGCTTCGACCTCAGTCCAGCCGCCGAAAAACGGCTGACCGTCCGTGCCGTAGGTAAAATAGAACTTTGCCATTATCGCGCCTCGCTTTCCCACTTGATGCCGCCGCCGCTCAGACTGACGGCCATTGCGCCGAGGAATTTGACGTCGTCCTCGTCCAGCCCGATAAAGTCTCTCTCGCCAGGCGTGGTGAAGCCTTCTTTGAGAATCACGATGTTTCCGACAATGGGATTTCCGTGGCGCACGGTATCGTAGAGAATGCAGCCGAACAAATTGAGCGGCAGACCGTGCAGCAGTCCTTCCTCGTTGACGACCATGCAGAACGGATCGGGCAGGCCCTTCGGGTGTACGACCTCGATCCATCCGCCGACAGCCTTTCCGATGGTCTCATAGGCAGGCTCGCCGAACTCCCTGACCTGCATCTTGTTTTCGGTAGTGATAACCAGTCCTTTCATCAATGCTCCTTTCCGGGGAAGCACTCCGGCTCCTCCCATGCGTCGGACTGCTTGATGCAGATATCGCAGCCGACGATATTCAAATCTTTGTCTCTGAAAATTTCCTCGCACTCTTCACCACAGACGGGGCAAATCGGGAAGGTCGGCTCCTTGCCGTCCGGGTAGCCGGTGCGCTCCATGTTTTGGATAACGGGGTGGTCTGGCAGATCGTAGTTCATTCGGTTTCACCTGCCTCTGCGATGTAGCGGCGGACGGTGGCGGTCAGCCAGTCCTGTGTGGTGGCGTAGCCCTCAGCCTCTATCAGCCGTTGCAACGCCTCGTAGTCGACGGTTTCGAGCCTTGCCGAGATACGACAGGTCAGCCGGTGCGCGTCCTTTTTGACCGCTTTGCGGCCCTCTGCCAGCTCCGGCGCGAAGTGCGCGTAGAGCGCCGCCATCGCGTCTGGCCGCAGGCTCACGCCGTAGGCGTCTCCGTTCTCGCACTTGCTTTGAACGGTCTTGTCGTACTTTGGGTAGATGGCTTGTACCACCGCGACCATATCCTTGGCCGGTATCTGCTTGGAAAGCCGGAGCTCTCTCAGCTCTTCAGCCACGGTCGCACCTCCTTTGTTCTTGACGCGGCTCGACCCGGCTGGTAAACTGTGTACGGGTATCCTTTTGCCTGAGTCCGTTCCCGTTGCGCCGGGGCGGGCTCTTTTTTTGTTTCTGCGCGGCAATCACAGGCCTCGCCGGGGTCGTTATTACTGCCGCAGTAAGGGCAAGTCCGGTAATATGCCATCTTCAACACTCCTTTCACTTAGCGGCTTTGGCCGCTTTTCTGGCGGCAATACGGGCATCTAACCACTCAGCGTTCCCCGGTATCGCCACAAATGCATTGAACCTTTCGAGGGTCAGCGCGCAGAGCCGATGTCGTACGCTTTCGGGAATTGCTGATGTGTCAATGTGAATATCGTCCGTCAACTCACCTTCAAGGGTTTCCCTGCAGCTATTGCCGTTGGTCACGAAATCACCCCTTTGCTGTGAGGTAGTAGAGATACGAAGCGAATGCTTTTTTCTGACATGGGGTGAGGCTCCTTACCGTACGCAAGATTTCATCTTTCTCCCCTATCTCGGGACTTTCACTGTAGCGGGCATGCTCGTCATTCCAGTCAGAAAATATTTCCCTCGTCGCCCACGACAAGAACTCAGACGCCTCCGGTTTATTGGCGAACAGCACAAATCTAAGCAATCCTCGGCGGTTGATACACACAGCGAGCGTGTTTCTCAGCCCGATATCTAACTTGCGTTTTTCCTCTGGATCGACTTTTTTGCTTTCGTGATTGGGGTTTTTATACCCGAGCGCTTTGCAAATGTCAGAAAAAACAATCCATCTGTCCCCAGCGTCATCGAGATACCTAATTGCGCGATCCCCGAAAGACCTGACTTTAATCCGGGACACGATTTCCAAGAGACTTTCTGTCTGAATTAGGCTCCTTCGTCTTGATGCCGTATCCATAGTTCACCTCCTGTAAGTCACTTAGAGTGACATCAATCTTCAAAAAAAAGCTGCTGAATCGACACATTGTAAAAATCAGCAAGTTTCTTTTTGACATCATCCCGAGGAATTCGCTTGTTGCATTCATACATTCCGAGCGCAGAAGACGAAATTCCTACGGCTTCCGCAACTTTTTCACGGTTGCGATCTCCGCGCAGCTCTTTCAGACGCTTACCAAGGTCCATATTATTTCCCTCCTTTCATGATGTATATGTCACTTCAAGTGACAATGCGATAATACCACAGGCACCTGGGCTTGTCAACACTCTCTGTGACAAAATTTTCTTAAACTATTTACTTTTGTCACGCTTTGTGATAATCTTTGTCCGAGGTGATTATTGTGAGTCGGTTGTCTGAAACTCTTGTTTATTTGAGAAAACGAGATGATTTAACGCAGAAAGCATTATCTGAGAAAATAAATGTCTCCCGCAGTCTTATTGCCATGTATGAGAAAGACCCAAGTCTCGAAAACCTCGAGGCTATTGCAGATGCGTTTAATGTCAGCATAGATTTTCTTGTGGGCCATGTGGATTCAGGCGAACATAGCAAGATATTTACCAGCAATCTAAAGCGTATCATTGACAGTAGTGACAAACATGACCTCGAGGCGGCCGGGATAGATTTGTATGAGGTGGATCTTATCATCAAGAGGGTAATTCCGCTGACCTTTGACTACGCCTGTGAGCTTTCCGATCAGCTTGGAGAATCTATTGATTCCATGCTTGGAATTGAAAAGTCCGGCATCGCGGAGGATGCCGGACTCTCAGAAATCACAAAAATATTCACTTTACTTGATCCTGATAGTCGGACCAAATTGCTTGAACTTGGTCACCTTTATGCAAACGCTCCACGCAAAAACGAAGGAACTTGATGTATGCCTCATCATCTGCGCCGAGCAGTTGCTGCGAAAGCACTACAAACTCACAATATTCAGATAGTTTATCCTGACTCATAGCGGTGGCTCCTTTGTTGTATTTTACTGTCGGCAGTGAAGCTATTATATCAGACCTCGCAGCAATTTTGTGAGAAAAGATAGATTATCACTTTCAGCAAACTTCGACAGACAGCAGGCTACATACGGGTGAAGGTGGATAATGGGGAGTTCATTATGGAAATCCTGGCAGTTTTCTTTATTGGCGTGACAGTAGCCCTCGTAATTGTTGGTACGATGTTGCACAGGGCCGCAAAAGCTGAAAAGGACCGTCAGCAGGAAACTATACATGCGAGAACGGCGATTTGTCACAAGTTTGCGGAGGACTTCGCAAAAGTCGGCTGGCCTGCGTGGGGATATATAACACACCTTCCTCCCGAGCAGCGAAGTCGGATGGAAAAAGGCATATATTCCAAGCGCATAAAACTTCTGAACTACGACCCGGAAATGCATACAGCCTGCGTCCTCGGAGAGCGCGGTGAGATGTATGACATAGACGTATCTGGGTGTTCATGCCCTGATTTCAGAAAAAGGGGCCTCCCTTGTAAGCATATGTACTTCGCGGTTATAGAGATTTCCGATAAAATTTAACCCTATCGATACAGGTATATATGGTATCGCACGCAAACTTTTTGGGAAAATCATCATGGTATACCGTAGTGATACCTCGCGTGCGCGCGTGCGTGTGCGCGCGATCGTGCGCGCACTGTTTCTGTACCTGTATCTGTATCTGAGACTGTATCTGTATTCTGTTTCTGATTCTGAATATCTACTACTGCAAATCTATCGTTAGAAGGGGGTGGCGCTGTTGCCGAGAAAACCTGCAAAGCACCCGGCGAAGCCGAAGCGGGGCAAGAAGCTGGAAATCGAAGAGCCAGGCGTTCTCTACGGTCGGTACAGCAGCCACAACCAGAAAGACATCAGCATTGAACAGCAGTTTGAGAAATGCTATGAGCTGGCGGCGGAGTATGGCATCAGGATCATCGACACCTATGCCGACCGTGCCGTTTCCGGTCGCACAGACAAGCGGGTGGATTTTCAGCGTATGATGGCCGATGCCGCAAAAGGGAAGTTCCGCTATGTGCTTGCGTGGAAGTCCAACCGTATAGGCCGCAATATGCTGGAAGCTCTTGTCAACGAAGCACGGTTTCAGGAGTTGGGTGTCCGTGTTCTCTATGTGGAGGAGGATTTCGACGATACTGCGGCCGGACGCTTCGCTGCCCGCTCGATGATGAATGTCAACCAGTTCTATTCCGAGAACATGGCCGAGGACATCAAGCGCGGTCTGTACGACAACGCCGCAAATTGCATGGTGACGAACGGCCATCTGCCCTACGGCTATAAAGCAGACGAAACGCTGCACTATGCCATCGACGAGCCAAGGGCGGCGGTTATCCGGGAGATCTTCACGCGAGTTTCCTGCGGCGAGGCGTTCGTGGATATTATGAGCAGCCTAAATGCCAGAGGCATTACAACCTCGTACGGTCGCCCATGGGGGCGGTCGAGCTTTCAGAAGATCCTTTCCAACGAGAGATACCGCGGCATTTATATCTACGGCGATGTCCGCATTGAGGGCGGCATCCCGAGGATCGTCAGCGATGAACTCTACTTCAAGGTCCAGGAGGCGATTACCACGAAGAAAAATCCACAAGGGCGTCACCGCGTCAATGGTGACTATCTTCTCACCGGCAAGCTGTTCTGCGGGCATTGCAAAAGTCCCATGACCGGCATCTCCGGCACAGGCCGGGCAGGAAAGCTGCACTTCTACTATGTCTGCCAAAAGAGGCGGACCGAGAAAACCTGCCACAAGAAGAATGTTCGCCGCGATGTGATCGAGCTGAAAATAGCAAAGGCAATCAGGGACTACGCACTTAAAGATGACATAATCGAATGGATCGCGGATAGTTGCGTAGAAGATCATGATCGTAGAGTGTCAGAAAGTCACCTTAGCGTGTTTGAGGATCAACTCGCAGAAGTTAACCGCAGCATAAAGAATGTCATGTCGGCAATTGAGAAGGGTATTATCACGGAGACTACGAAAGGCCGTTTAATGGAGTTGGAGGCAGAGCGCACCGCCATAGAAGGGAAGATATGCGCTGCAAAAGCGGCTATTGTGCCTACCAATCGGGAAAGACTCGTCGAATGGCTCCGTAGCTTGCGCGAGGGAGATGTGCATGACAAGAAGTATCAAGCTGGACTGTTTGACACATTCCTTGTTGCGGCCTATCTATACGACGATAACCGCGTGAAAATTGTGTTCAGCTTTGCCGGTGATAAGAATACGATTGAGATCCCGCTGGAAGATGTCATAGACAGCATAGATGACGAGGCGTCATGTGTTCGTCTTAGCTCCACTTTGAGCCACCAAAGCAGAGCCAGACGAACCGAGAGGTCGCCTGGCTCTGCTCCTATCTCTGCAATCTATATGGTCGGCGGAGTCTTCGTTTTGGTCTGTCCGCTCGACGCGGAAGAATAAAAAAGAGGCTACTGCACAGGATTGTTCCTGCGCGGTAGCCTCTTTGTGTTTTTTCATAGCCATAACGGATTTCGTTATAATCTACCAAAATCCAGCGAGATTCTAAAATCGTTGTTAGAATCTACCGTAAAGGAGCATGGCTATGATTAGGATTTTACTGTCCACCCGGCTTGGCGAGCGGAGGTGGTCACAAGCTGACCTTGCAAGGGCAACAGGCATTCGACCTTCGACGATCAATGACCTGTACCATGAGATCGCAGAAAGGGTAAACCTGGAGCATCTGGATCTTATTTGTGAGGCGCTGGGGTGTGAGCTGTCAGACCTGATGATCCGAGAGGAAAACAAGGAGACCAGAGTCAGGACGCGCACCGGCGCGGATATACATAGCAAGCGTTAAGCCTGCTCCGAGGCCTCGGGCGTTCATTCGCCCGGGGCCTTTTCTTATATCTCCTCGCCGTCCTGTGTGACAAAACGGATTTCGACTGTGCAGCCGAGCGCAGCCGCCAACTCCGTGATGTCTTTTTCCGTAAAGTTCCCGCGCGTCATTTTGTTGGACAGGTTTTGCCGCGTCTGTCCTGACGCCTCAGCCAGATCGCCCATCGTTATTTTCTGCCTTTTCATGATCAGGCGAATCTTTTCGGCAACAGAGAGTCCCATACTCTCACCTCCTCACTCGTACTATACACTAAAATGTGTCGCTTGTCAAAAACTTTTTTACGATTTCCACGAAAAAATGTAAAATAACCGTTGACAAGTGACACGAATTAGTGTAATATAGTTCTTGTAAGGGAGAGGGACAAACCTCTCCGGAAAGGAGGACAGGCCGATGGACAAAGCAAAAAAAGAAGCCCTGCAAGAGCTTCTGAGGTTGCTGGCTGATAATCCCGATTTAGCCGACCGGATTACAATCACCATCAAACCTAACAGCAAGCCCCAGCAGGGCGAACGCCAAGAGACCTAACCCCGGCGCGAGGGGGAGCGGGAAAGCTCCCCTCCCCCTCAGTATAAAGCACCGAGTGTGAAAATACAAGGAGGAACGCAAGATGAAGATCAATATCACCGATGAAATCAGGCAGGAGATTTTGGATATGCTCAACAGAGATACTGCAAAGGAATACTTTGAAAAACTCCGCGACACGGAGAAGAACCCCACTCGCGGGCAGGTTTACGCATACCGGAGCTGGGAGCAGAGCACGGAAGACCGAGCCGATATGTTTGAGGTCAGAGCGCTTCCATGGGGCAGTCAGATTAAGGACGGCGTGATGAAAGAATTCGTTGCTGCATTAACCGCAGCTGATGTTGACGAGATTATCGTCACAGATCAGTCCACCGCGCTCATGGAAAGTGTCCACGCCTTGGTAGCCGAGGGCGCGTATCTGGAGGGCGTCGGAACTGTTACCCGCGATCCGCTGCACGATCCATCAGGCCGCCGCGAGGTCAAAGGGCTGGTATTCAGATTTTGAGAAAGGAGCGCCGACAATGAAAAAGCTGATTTGTTCTACTTTCCGCGAAGGTTACGGCATCGACCAGATCCGCAGAACGATGACGGCCGGCGAGCTGATTAACTTCCTCGCCCAGTACGATGAAGATACGCCGGTCTATCTGAGTTTTGACAACGGCTACACCTACGGCGGCATTACCGAGGGCCGCTTTGAAGAAGACTATGGGGAGGAGGACTAACCATGAACAAGATCCGCCGCAAAAATTTGCAAAGCATCATCGACCAGCTGGAGGAGCTGAAGGGCAGTCTCGAAGATCTCCAGGCCGAGGAGGAAGAGTACCGCGACAATATCCCTGAGAATATGCAGGAGAGCGAACGCTATGAAAAGGCAGACGAGGCCTGCGACAACCTCTCCGAAGCCGTAGATAACCTGGAGGAAGTCATCAGCAGCATCGAAGCTGCCATTGAGTGAAAGGAACGAGTATGGACGATAAAATCATCATCGACCGCATGGATGCGGAAGAATTTCTCTCGATGCTCATGGACGCCGCAATGCAGGGCGACAATGTGACCCAGTATTACAGCACCACGCAGATCATCGAGAACATCGCAAACGAGTTTAAGGATCTCTGCAAGCTGTGAAGCAGAAGCTGACCTATCGGCACGACGGGGAGAAAGGAGCAGCTATGACCTATCTCGAAATCCTCGGCTGGGCCCGCAAGGGCGTCATCGCCGAAAAGGAAAACTATCGCCAGATGCAGGAGAAGGCTTTGGAGGGGCAGGCGCACGACATAGCCGGTCATTGTCAGAAGATGATCGACGAGTTAGATGTCCGGCTCGCTACCCTCGACGAGATCGAGGAACTGCACAACAGAAAGTGAGGTACACCATGGAGAACAGGTTTTGGACGGTCACCTATCGCAATCGTGACAACGGCCAGCGGATCACCGCCGCCGTATTCGCAGCAGATCAGCAGCAGGCGCAGGAAAAGGCTCGAGCCGATGGTCGGATCGACGGCCGCGATGTATGGGAAATCGAGAGCATCGAGCCACATGAGGAAACGCTGGCGCGAGTTCTCATTGCTGAGTTCAGCAAGAAGCAGCAGGGCGGGCATTTTGCCTGCCCCCGCTGCGGGAAGATGACGATGGACTCGGAGAGCGTCACGCACAACGCCCTGAGCCGCCGCGCCACCGTCTATATCTGCGATGCCTGTGGGATGCAGGAAGCGCTGGAGGACATGATGGACAGCCGCACCCCGCTGACCGCATGGGCTATCGTCGCCGCGCCGGGAAACTGGCGCATGGTGGAAGGAGGCAGTGAGTGTGAAGCGTGACGACGAGCTGATGTTCTACACAGAGTGCTGGCGTGAGCTGCGAAGCTTTCTATCAGAGGTCGTGCGGGATAACACAGGCGAATATCCTTTCGCGCAGGATGTCTTGAATCTGATGCGCAGTATCGAACGGAAATATGAGAGGTGCTGATATGAGCAAATCTTGGACGCCCGAGGAGCTGGCTGCTGCCAGTGCCGCGATGAAAGCGGAGGGCCACATGAGCTACGAGGAGTTCTGCGCCGCGCCAGTGTTGCGGCTGGAACACAGAGGCCGCGACAGCTGGGATCGCCCCGTCTACGAGTGCGATGGTCGGCTCTATGTCGATGTCGACCCGCGCCGGAGCAGACCTGCAGACATCTGCACGAAGCAGGGCAACGCCTTTGACGGCGAGCCCTGCGACCCTGTTCCAGAGGGAACGATCATTGAGTTCGTTCCGGAGCGGGATACATGGGATTTTTGAAAGGAAAGCGCAGCGGCCACGCGCAAGCACCTCTCTCGCCGCCGTAGGCGAGTTGCAACACGCTCTTTGCATCGTGGGAGGGTAGACGCACACCAAAGCCGCAAAAAGCGCCACAGCGCCCCGTAAACGCGAAAGCGCCGGAAAATAGAAAAAGCCCCCTCGACAGGACGGTAAAATCCTGCGAGGGGGCTTTCATTGTGTGGGCGGCATTCAGATGGCGGGGCTGTCGATGCTGCCGTCGTCCTCCGTGTCGGTCCGGAAGTTGTTTGCCTTGGCCGCCTCAAAGGTGATCCCGCCACGCTTGTGGTCGGACTTCGCAAGCGAGAGGTAGCCGTTTGCTCCGGCGATGATGATCGCCTCACCAACGCCGGTGGCGGCGGTAAGCCATGCAGCGGCGGCGGTGTAGCCGCTTTTGATGCACAGATACATGAGGAACAGGCATTCTTGAACGATCAGCAGACCGGCCAGCATCGCCAGCAGGCACACGACCTTGCTCCATTCGGCCTTGCGCTTCTTCGCGGCTCTGCGCTTGCGCCTTGCCATCAGCTCAGCCCAAACTTCTGGGCGAAGCGGTAGAGGACGGTCACCAGCTGCTCGCGGGTCGTCATGTCCTCCCACATTCCATTGAACTCATCGGAGTTGCCGCCGCGAATGATGCCGTTATCCACGGCCCATTTGCGCGCTTCCTCCGAGTAGGCGGAAGCATCGTTGTCCTGAAGCTCCTTGCGCATCTCACGCCAAAGCTCCTTGAATTTGTTGATATCCATATCGTCATCCTCCTCGTCCATGCCTGCGGAAAGCTGGGCTGTCACCTTTTCGGCGAGGTCGCCCATGCGGGCGTACATCCAGTTCCCGGGGCAGCTTTTGTTGGCAAACCAGCGGTGTACGGTCAGCACCATCTCGTCCGGTGCAGGGGTGTAGGCAAGCGTCTTGTCCTTATCCTCCAGCCAGAGCAGCTTGGTCTTGCCGTTGCGTTTGCAGATGTCGACGCAAAGCGTAATGAGGGACTGATAGACCACATCGCGGAATGCGTACGGCTCTGCGCCATCGGACGCACATTCAATAGTCACCGCCCGCTGGTCGTTTGCGTTGCTGGAGGAACACCAGGATCGGTTTTTCTCCTCGACATACATACCGATGCGGCCGTCCGCGCCGATCCCGTAATTGCAGCTCGCCTCTCTGGAGGCAGGGAGAAAGATATCTCCCAACCGCTCCACGCTGCACTGGCCCACTACGCAGTGTGGCGTGATGCGGTCGATCTTACGGGTCCTCTGCCCGGAGTGATTCGGGCTGAGCTTTGTGTAACTGACAAGAGGGCTATTGCTCATAGGTCATTCCTCCTCGGGGGCGGTATGGTCTTCCTTGCCCTCACCGGAAGGCAGCGCAGTAGGCGCCGCGTCCGCCCCGGGTGTCGCGGTAGAGAGCATATCTTTCAGCTTTTTCAGTACATCAACGGCATAGGCGGTAAAGGCTGCCAGCATAGCCAGCGATACCGCTGTCATCAGGTTTACGGTCTGCCCATCGACCTCCACTACCATCAGATCGGGGTTGAGGTACCCGGCGAAGTAGACCGCGACCAGCGCCGCTGCCACAACTGCACTCTTGATGCAGCCGTTGCGGAACTTCGTCTGATCCCATTCCCCATCAATGATGGCATTGATGGAACCGAGGGCAATGTTCGCGGCGATCAGCAGCACAAGCCCTGCGGCCAGGCGGATGATCGTCATATCCAGCACGTTCATTGTGCGTCCTCCTTACTGCAAAAAGTCGTTGCTGTCCAAGCACCGGCGATAGATCGTCTTGATCCGGTCACTGGTCAGCTCTGTTACATTGTTTTCAAACTCCGGGTGATCCTCGCAGTATCGTTCGTAGGCGGCGATGTCCCGGAGCGTTTGGTCGAAATGATCTTTGGTGTGGCGCTCGCCGTGGAGACATTCATCGCCGAAGCGTAGAATGCGCGCCCGGCAGTTGACGGCCTTTTCCTCGGCCATGCCAGACCGAACGCACTGCAGCTCGCTTTCGAGCTTTCCGACCTTCTCCAAGACCTCGCTGTTGATAGCGCGCCCGAAAGCCTTTGCTATTGCAGACCACGGATTGATTTTGATGGGGGCGAGCTGGAGCAGCGTCAGCAGCATAAACAGCGCACTTCCCCCACCAAACAAAATATCCTTGAGCGTCATCTCTCAATCCTCCTCTGCGCGTGATAAGAAGGGCAGCCCCGCAAAGGAGCTGCCCTCCGTATCAATGCCGTGGTCAGACGGTGACTTCGAGATCTGCCAGGATCTCCTCGACCTGCTTCCGAATCAGGCTCGGAACCTGGTCGATGGTCTTCTTGCCCTTGACGATCAGGGTCGCGTAGACAACTGCCATAACTGCTACCTCCTTTCCCATCAGAATGTATAAAAGAAGGAGCCGAAGGCTTTTCATAAGCCCTCAGCTCCATTCTTGCTATTTTCGAGGATTTCCCGGACGGCTGCTCGCAGCTGGTCGGGAACTTCCTCAATCGTCTTTTTTCCTTTGCGGATCAGGTCTGCGTAGACCTTCACCATGTAATTGCTCGCCATCAGTTACGCGCCTCCTGTTGTAGATGTCACGGCGACGATCTGTTCGTAGACATCGCATAGCGCCATCTGCGTATCGGTGACCTGCCCCTCAAGGCTCGTCACCTTTTCCGTCAATGCCGCCTTGTCGGTCTCCAGGTCGGCTACCTGCTGCTGCAGGGAGGGGATCGTCTTGCCCTCTGCCTCATGCAGCTTGGCTTGTGCAAGATAACCGGCATAGTTGCCGAGGATGTCTTCACTCAGGCCGTCGTACATATTCAGCTCCAAGTGATATTCATCATACACCCACCCGCTGATGGTCAGCTCGTCACGCTTTTCCTCAAACGGCTTGGCGTTCTCATAGAAGCGTACCAGGGCTACCCCCGGCTTATTAGGCTGCTCCTCCAGCGAGAATGCGTTGCTGGGCGCGTTGTCGCCTCTTACTCTCATTTCGCACGACCTCCTTCAGGTGTTTTACTCCAATCGGGTCAATGTACTTCACCCGAATTGTATGACTATTGCAGTGTTTCAGTTGCCCGGCGCGGCTCAGTAGCCCGGAGGCCTGGGCGAACATGATAGGCTTCCCGGCGTCAAGCCGTTTCTTGACGCGGCGGCATTGCCGGGTGAAGCGCAGGAAATTCCGCTTGCGCAGAATGACATGAGTGCGGGAAAAGCGGTAGCCGACCGCGCTCACCATGCGCTTTGCCGTGGGATAGATCTGCCAGTTCGCTTTCATGGACAGGCCGAGCCGCTGCTGCATGAATGCGGCGATCAGCTTCCGCGCCTTGTGCAGCTGCTTCTTATTCGGCCCGAGTAGGGTGATGTTGTCCATGTAGCGGGTCATATACTTCACGCCCGGCAGCGTCATGATGTACTGGTCCAGAGACTCCAGGTAGAAGTTTGCCAGCCATTGGCAGATGTAATACCCGATAGCCAGCCCGCCGCCGCAGGATTCGATGATGGAATAGACCGTCCGCAGAAAGCGCTTGTCCTTGATCTTCCGCGCCAGCGCCCAGATCAGCCGCTTGCCGGAGATGCTGGGGTAATACTGTGCGACGTCCAGCTCGGCGGCGTACTTCGTCCCTTTCGGATCATTGCGGAGCGCGCCACGGATCTTCTTGTGAATTCGCTTCCCACCGCGCCCAGGGATGGACGCGCAGGACCACGGGTGCATTCCGCGCATGAGTACCGGTTTCATGGCCGTCACCAGCATCCACTGAATCACGCCGTCCGGCCAGAACGGGACCATTTTGATCTTCCGGTACTTCTCGCTGCTCTCGTCATAGATCTCACGCACTTTCGGCGCGGATGGCACAAAGCTCTCCGTTGCAACAAGCTCGTAGGTCTTTTCGACGTATCCGTCAAGGTCCGCCAGTACGCGGGCGATGTCTCGCCTGTTCCGACGCCCCTTAGCCGCCTCCTGTATGACGCTGCGGATAAAGTCCCGGTCAACCATCTTGTCGTAGAGATAGCCGACTCGTTTCGGCATAGGATTTTCCCTCCGTCCTTGTTTGCCTGCGAGATTGTTCGAGCCGAAGCCTACTTAACCCCGTCCTATGCGGCAATATTTTCACCAAGCGGTGAGGGAAAGCCCGCGCCAGTCAAAAAGAAAAACAAGTAGTCGCGCGCCGACGTTGGAGTTCGTGTCGGAAGACGAGTTGTTCGCGTTGAAGTAGAAAAGGCCGGCATTGCCGCCGTTGTTCCAGTTGCCACCGACGTGGAGGACACGCCAGCCAGAGTTGTAGTTGGCGTAGAAATCAAGCCCTCGGCGCATGGCGCAGACAGTCCCGGAGATAATTATACCTCCGGCCTGCCACGCATACGGAAAAACGGGAGAAAATAACAGAATACGTTATTTTCAAAAATCGTGTCGACGGGGCTTCGCCCCGTACCCCATTCAGCTTTTGGGCTTGCGCTCATGCCGCCAAATAGTGCAGGCGGGAAAGCTCCGGGGGCTGCGGCCCCCGGTCCCCCATTAGGGGTGGAAAAGAAGTCGCGCGCCGACGCTGGAGTACGCGTCGGAAGACGAGCCGTTCGCGTTGAAGTAGAAAAGGCCGGCATAGCCGCCGTTGCTCCAGCTGCCACCGACGCGGAGGACACGCCAGCCAGAGTTGTAGTAGGCGTAGTCCGGAATATAGATCGTCTCGCTGCCTCCGACCGCCGTGGGATAGAACGCCCAGGGCATGGCGGCCGCTACGCCGATGGCGCTAATGTAGCCGTTGTTTTGGATTTTAGTGCCAATGTTCGTGTAATTGTTTGCGGTGTCATCTGCATAGCTCGCAGGGTTCAGGCAGACATAGACGGTACCATCAGAGAAGTTGATGCCGTCGACCCACTCGAAGACATTGCCGTAGGGATTCTCGATGTGCCGGTACTGGACGGCGGTCTTTCCATTCGTCCCAGCTGCGCGTCCGGTGTGGTAGGTCATGCTGTCTGTGCCGCCGGAAGAAATGGCAGAGTTGTTGCTGTCCACATAGCCGCGCCCGATTTTGCTCTGGCTGTCCCAGTCGGAAAACTCCACCAGATAGAGCAGCCAGACCGCGCACCAAGACGCGAAGTCATACTCGCTCCACTTACTACCCTTTCCTCTGGCACCGGAACGAGCCGATGCGCGGGTCAGGTTGACCAGCGGCGCAGCGCCGGTCTTGGAATAATGGCCGGAGATCGTGTTGTAGCGGCCGACATACTTGCCGGAGCCGGGGTGCTTGGTGAAGCCACTCTTGGCCTTATCCGCGATGTAGAAGTACCGTTTCTTGTTGGTGGCATCGTCGATAATACGGAAGTAATACTCGGGGATGAAGACGACGGTATCGTAGCTGCTTCGGGAGAAGCCGCTCTGCCCCTTCTTGTAGCTTACGGCATTGTTGATGATGTTGTACTCGTCCATGCCGCTCCACGGGAGATAGCTGTCGAAGGGGGAGCTGCCGGCGCCGGTACCGACCGCAGGCGCGGGATTCGTGGTGATGTCGACATTGACCAGTCCGTTCGGATCGGTGGCCTTTTTCAGCCGCGTCAGAGCCGTCGACTGCGCACTGTAATTCCAGCAGACACCGAAGACCTTGACATAGGACAGCTCCAGCGTATAGCCGGTGTAGGAGCTGCAAGCTACGCTGCCGGTGGCCGTCTCGCCGTTCTTGGTGGCGGTGACGCTCCACGTGCCGGTGTTCGGCAGGTAGAACTTTGCCGTTCCGTTGCTGGTGGCCGTGAGCGTGGTGGAACCGTTGACCGCCTTGACCGTAGAGCCGCTGTCGATGGTGACGGTGATGGTGCAGAACTTCACCGTTGCGGTGTAACTGCCGCCGGAGGTCGACACCGCCGCAGACGCCGTGGACGAGGATACCCCGCTCTTGGTGGCCGTCACGGAATAGGTGCCGGCATAGTTGACGGTCAGCGCACACTTGCCGTTGCTGCCGCAGGTGCCGGTATACTGCTTCGTGCCAAGCGTGGCGGTCACGACTGCGCCGGATTCCGCCGTTACGGTCAGCGTAGCCGCGAAGTAACTCAGCGTCACCGCGTACTGCTTGACCTGATCCACGACCACAGTCTCGGTGGCGGTGGTCTGCCCGTTCAGCGTGGCATACAGCGACCATGTACCGTAGCCAGGGAGATCAAAAACGCATTTACCGCCGACGCTGGTGCCAGTCAGCGTAGTCTCGCCGTTCGTACAGGTGATAGCCGATCCGGTGGCAACAGAGACCTCCAGCTGTGGAGCCACGCCGCCGCCCTTGGGCTTTTCCCATGTGTATACGCCGGTCTGATCGTTGGCTGCCGTGCAGTAGAAGGTCTGCATGGTGTCTGTGTTCAGATACGACTGGCCGACCGAGCCCTTCGTGCTGGAGGTCGGATCGGTCTTGCCGGTGAGTGGCTTACTTCCGTCCAGCCCCTTGGAGAGCGTGTCGAGGTCGCCGGAAACGCCATCAAGGAAGGTGTCGAGCGATTTACCGTTATAGGTCAGATCGGCCGCGTCGCTGGCGCCGGACAGCTTCCACTGATACTTGCCGCTGCTGTCCTTGCCGCTGCAGACGTATTCCTTGCCCGTAGCGCTGTCATAGTAGTGCTGCCCTGCGGTACCCTCGGTCGTGGCTGTCGGCGCTCCTGAGCCTGTTGCAAGTGGATAACCGTAGTCCTTTCCGGCGACTGCCGCAGAGATATTCCCGTTCCCGTCGCCCAGCAGCAGACCCTTGACCATGATCTTGTCCTGCTTGGTCTTTACCGCCTCAGTGATGGCAGCGGACATATCGCTCTGTGTGACGCAGGCGCTGGTGTCGACCGTCACCGTCCATGTGCCGGTATTCGAGCAGGAGATCAGCGCGTAAAAGGTGTAGACGAAATCCGGCGATTCTGTCTTGCTGGGAATGGGAACGCCCTGCTCCAGCTGGAACAAGGCGATCATGGCGGACGCTCCTCCGTCCACGCTGGCAGATACGCGGAACTGATTCAGCGTATAGGCCGTATTCGGCGCAGCGATGCGGAGCTTCAGGCGAATGCCGGAAGATACCCTCTCGCCGCCCAGCAGGCTCGCGGTCTGCTTTTCATTGACGAGGGCGGTCTGTGCCATCATTGCCGCCGCCGCGACGGTGCCCTGCCCCGCAGCCGCGCTGTCGAAGTTCAAGGTCTTTTCATTCACCCACTCATTGAGCAGGCTGTTGCCGGCGTTGGTGATGACGCCGTTCCATGTTGCCATAGTAAAACACCTCCGTGTCAGTATCGAATGGCGGCCGCGCTGTCGACCAGCTCGCAGCCGATGCAGGCCGCGCCGAAATACTCTGTTGCCAGTCCTCCGGCGTCGTAGTATTCTACCTCGTCCAGCACCGAGCGCAGATTCTTGTAAAAGGCAACGCGGTCGATCACGCGCTGATGTCTGACGGGGTCGACATCCTCATAGGTGGCGTCGATCAGCAGCTTGAAGTGGTACGGCTTGCCGCCGTATTCCCACCATTCGCTGACCTGCGTATCGGGGTAGATGGCGGAGATCGCCAGCACGACCGCCGCCTTGGTGCCGAGCCTGCGGTGAACATTCCATGAGTCTTTCAGCGTCCGGCGCTTTTCCTCCAGGGTGTAGTTGGCGTCCCACCAGTCAACCTTGAAGTCGTTCGCCAGAATGTCCAGCAGCTCGTTCGGGAGCCGGTCGATCTGTGAGTAGATCGACACGCGCTCGATCTCGCCTACGCGGGCAGCCAGCACCTCGGCAACGGCAGAGGCAAGCGCCGCCATATTGTCGTCATTGGCAAGGACTGCCGGCAAGGAGGCCAGCAGGTTTTCCTTCGTGATGCCGTGCGCCTTATTCATCCTCGTAGCCCCCATTCGTGGCCGTGATGGTCCCGACCGACGCAACCTGCGGCGTCGTGTCGTCGGATCCATCCCGCAGCGTGGTAAAGACCGGGCTGGTCAGCGCCACGCGCTTGATGCCGGTCTGCATGAGCTTTCCGATCAGCACGGAGGGGTTGATGTCGCGTCCCAGCTTCCCGCACTGCCACGCGACGAACTCGGCCACGGCCTTGTCGACCGCAGCCTTGATCTCTGTGGAGCTGAGGGAGCTGTCCTTCGGCACATAGTAGGTGAAGGTGATATTGTAGTTCACCTTCTGCGGGTCCTTGACAGAAACCTTGTCCGTCAGCGGCCGCACCGTATCGTCGTTGCAGGCGGCGAGGACAGCATTCTTGATCTCCGTGGTAGCGATGGTACCGTCGTCCATGAGGACATAGAGATCCACCGTTCCGTCGCTGGGGCTGTTCGCCACCACGTCGGCGATCTTGGTGCTGACCTGCTTGGCAAAGTAGATATACCCGCCCTTGGCTCCGGCGCAGCTGTAAGCGTCCTGACTGGCGCGCATCAGCTCATAGAACTCGTCGTCGGTGGCCTTGTCTGCGCCGTCATCGCTGGCGGTGAGGTTTTCGCATCTTTCGCAGTAGTCGAACAGGTCAACGAAGGTGTTGATCTGTCCCGCTGCGTAGCCGTTGCCGACCGCACCAACAGTCTGGCAGCGGATCTGCACATCGGCATAGGTCTCGCCGATGGATACATAGGCATCCGCGACCGTCTCCCATGTCAGCGTACCGCTGGCGTCAGTGACGCGCGTACCGGCAGGAATGAGGATCGCTGTGGTCTGTGCCTCGGAGATATGGAAGCGCTCGGTGCAGACCGCAGCCTGCGCCGCCGGGCGCTGCGTGACATAGAACAGCTCGGCCAGCGCGTCCAGGTTTTCCCCTTCCGCGCGGCTTGGGATATTCTGATTGCCTGTGTAATTGTTCAGCCCGCGCTCCTGGATCACCACGGCGGCCACGAACTGGATAAACAGCTTTTCGGGGCTGGCGGGCTTCACGCTGACGCCGGTGATTTTTTCGTAAATGGAGATCAGCAGCGATTCCACCGCTTCGGTGTCGGTAGAAACAAACTGATATCCCGTATTTCTCTCACTCATTGATGATGTTCACCTCCACGGTAGGGATCAGCCTGCCCGGGGCGTTTCTGTCGGCCGCAAAGGTCACATTCACCACCTCGGCGCGGGGCTCATATTCTTCCACTGCCTCTTTGACCTCGGAATACATCATAGGCATAGCTACCGGCAGAGGCTTACCCACGAACTTCTGAGGGAGACCGAAGCCGCGATACAACGGACAGGTCCCCTGCCGCGTGGAAAGGATAATGGCGATGTTCTGCAAGACAGAGCGGACGGTGTCAGTCTCGTTGAGCTGCACCGCGCCGATGTCAGATGCGGTCACCTTGTAGCTCATGGCAGCTTTACCCCCTCAGATACTCTTGCAGGCTGACGGACACGGTGGCGCTGGTGACGTTGCCGCGTCCGTCATAGGTTTTCATCTTCATCTTGTGGTCAAGCACGGACCAGCGATATTTCCCGTAGCCCTTGTTGCCGATCACCAGCGGGACGGCAATGCCGCCGCGCTCATAGTTCCACAGCTTCACGACCTCGGCGATAGGATCAACGCCGAGGTAAGCGGAGAGAACGATGTCGAAGGTCATCTTGTCGGGGTCAAGGCCGGTGAACTCCGTAAGGGCGTGTGTGCCGTGCCGCTGATGGGTCGCGTACCGGGCCGACCCAGACCAGGTGACATTATTGATCGTTTCGATCGTGCGGTCAGACACCGTAAAAACGATGTCGCCCAGACAGCCGACCATTCCCATGCTCAAAAACCTCCTAACACAAAACCGTCCCCGTTGAATACCGGAAGGTATAGGCAGAGGACGCGGTCATTCACCTTCGGCATCCAGTAGGTCAGATGCGAGCCGGGCAGGTGGTCGTGGTCGGGGAATTCGCTGGCTGTGCCGCCGCCGGTGAAGGTGTCCGTGATCTCATGCGTGTGCTTTGCGTCCGGCTTTATGTAGAAATTCGCTCCGTAGTGCTGGAGCACATAGAGCCAGTCCGAAATGATGCCTGTGTCCTTAAACTTGACACGAGCCCTGCGCTTTGCGCTGTCGACGGCCGTTACCGTGCCGGTCTGAACGAGCCTCGAAAGGATATTCTGCAGTTCGTCCATCAATATCCCTCCAATGTCTTGCGCAGCTTGACCTGCGTGGTATAGCCGGACGAGCCGACCGAGTGCGCAGCCTGCTCCACAATGTATTTCCCGTCCCACGCACCCCAGCCGGTGAGCTTGGCTGTGACACCGGCCACGATATCCGGATTGCCGGGCAGCGTAAAGGTCGCGGTCTTTGCGTACTTGTTGTGCAGCCGGAGATATTTTTCGGCCTTGGTCTTGGCCTCGGCCACGCTTGCCACCTTCGCGGTGATCTCCAGCTGCTGGTTGTTCTTGGCCTTGTCGTTGTAGTCCTCGACCTTGACGGTGGCCTCGATGCACTTTCCTGTGCCGGGGTCCGTGTAGCTGACGCGGCAGGAAGCGTACTGCGTTCCGGCCGTTCCCGCGTTCAGCTTGTGCTTGGTGTAGCTGCCGCTGCCGCGGACGATGGTCAGCACGGGGGATTTCTTCTCGTAATCCTCCTGGTCGAAAAGTACAATCAGGTTATTGGTGGCTTTCAAAGAGATGCCCGCCTCGTGGCACAGCTGGGAGAGAAAGGCGATGTCGCTCTGCTTGTACTGCTCCACGCGGCCATAGGACGGGTCGCTGTTGGCGAGGAACATACAGGTCATTCCGTTGGCAGCGGCCATCTCGTTTGCGATGCCGGAAAGCGTGTAGGCCTCCCATGCCTTGGATTTCTCCGTCTGACGGATCTGTGCGCTGTACGGAAGAGCCGTCGCTTTGATGGTGATGGTGTTCGGCGGGCCGGAGGCGTCAACGCTGTCCAGCTCAAACTGTCCGCAGTCCAGCACCTTATCCCTGCCGCCGCCCGTCCAGTTCTCCCGAACGAACACGGCGCTGATCTTGAAGCCGGCGCCGGAAGCAGAGGCAGGAGCGGCGGCAGAAGCATCGCCGCCCCCGCCGCCGGATTCCTTGATGTACGATGCGCTGACATAGGCGGTTTTGCCGTTATAGCTGACCTTCGCCCAGCCGTTTTCGATGCCCTCGACCTGCAGCTCCGCGCCGCAGACCAGAGCACCGTATTTGCCGTAGCTGGTGCTGGGGCCAGAGCGGACATTCAAGCCGCTTTTGGCAGTGACCTTGTAGGACTTTGCCGCACCATCGGTCTTGGCCTTGGAGGACGCGGACAGGCTCCCTGCGGAGGCTGCTGCGTCGATGGCATCGGCCAGCCACTTTTTGAGCCATATATCATCGCGGTCCTGAAGCTTCAGCTGCAGATCGTCGGTGCCGTCAGCCTCCTTGTCGGTGTAGGTGGCCGACAGGAAATAGGGGCGCATACTGCCGGTGATGTCCGCGCCCTGGAAAAATATCTGCGCCGTGACGCGGCGCGCCTGATTCGGGCTGCTCATCCGACCACCTGCTTCCACGGGGGCAGGGCATCGCCGACATCCTCAGCAGGGTCGGGCAGCTTCAGCACGATCCCGGCCGGAAAGGTGTAGTACCCGAGATACTGCGGATTGAGATTCATCAGCCGGTCGGTGTACGCTTCGCTCCCCAGCTGGGAGAAGGCGATGCTGTCCCACATATCGCCCTGAATGGTGGTGTAGGTCTTACTCATTTGTAGGCCCTCCTTGCGGTGTCGATGCCGGCCTCCTCCATGACTTCAAGGACGCGCTCGGCGAACTCGTCTCCGTACTCACGCAGAGCTTCCACCGTCTCGGGCGATGCGCTGCCGTTGATCTGAAACACGATCTGCAGCTCCACCGATCCGGCGCCGGAGCCTGCGCCCGGCTCTGCCGAAAGCGCGCCGTCGCCATGGATGGCGTGCAGTGCCTCCAGCAGCTGCGGGGCGAAGGTGATGGCCTGGATTTCCATGCTCTCGCGCATAGCGGCGGTCTCCTCGGCGGTCATGACCTGCTCGCCGCCGTTGAAGTAGACCAGCTCCGGGCCGTTTTCGCCGACGAGGGCAAAGCCGGGTGCGGCGGACTGCGTACCAACTGCGTAGCCGGGAATGCTGCCGGCCGTTCCGGTACCGGACGCGGACAGTGCGGCTCTGGCTGCGGCGGCGACGCGGTTGTAGGCAGCGGTCACCTGTGGCAGCATACCGACAGCTCCGTCGATAAAGCCCTGAATGGTGGCCTGCGCGCTTGCCTTGGCCTCGTCGCCAAGGTCCATCGCTTCAATGTCCTCAGCAAGCGCCGTCTGCAGCTCGTCCATGGTGGCCGTGAAGTCGGTCTTGAGGTCGGCTACGCTCCCCGCTGCGTTCTGCTGCTCCTGCTGCAGAGTCTTCCAGTTGGCTACCATCGTGGCCAGCTGCTCGTCGGTAGCGCCTGCCATGCCGGCGATCGCGTTCACGCTGTCGGAGCTGCCGTCAGCAAAGGAGGCGATCATGTCGCTCAGCCCCTCGATGTCGGTGCTGCGGTCAGTCAGGGATTGCAGGTTGGCGTTGTAGTCCTGCCAGTAGGCGATCTGGCTCTCCAGTGCGGAATTGATGCTGCCCGCGCTGGTTGCAACGACCTTTGCGGCCTCGTCCCAAAGCTGATACTGTCCGGATATGCTTTCGTATGCCGCGCTGTACGCCTCGTTGTAGGACTCCACAAGGGCGTTGATCTTTTCCTGCACGCCGGAGATGGCAGCCTGGAACTCGCTGACCTGTGCAGCAGCCTCCTCGGACGCGCCAGTGCCTTCGTTCATGGAGGCGGTCAGATTCTTGACCGCCTCTTCCGCGAGGGCGATCTCCGCCTCAGCATCGGAAACGGCGTCTGCGTCCTCTTCCATCGCCTTGTTGTAATTTTTGATGGACTTCTCAGCCGCCCATATTTCGTTGTTGGTGTCGTAGATGGAGTTTTGCAGGTCGTAGTATTCCTGCGAGAGAAAAGCGGTCGCATCGGTGTAATAGCCGTACTGGTCGTAATAGGCATCCGCCTGCTTCTGCGCGTCTGCCCATAGCGCATCCATCTGCGCGTAGGTATCAGACAGCTTCTGCTGGGCGGCCTCCAGGCTGTACTGCGCCTTGGTGAGTCCGATGCTGTTTTCTTCTGCCTCGATCAGCACGGCGGAATACTGGGAGTACAGCTCGGTGAGCTGATCCTGATAGGCCTGCTGCATGGCATTCTGCTTCCACGCCTCGGTGTTGGCGCGGAGCGCTTCGGTGCCACCATTGATGGTGTCGGTTTCGAGGTCGATATAATCGGCCAGCTCCGGCACCACCTGGCAGAGCAGAGCCAGGGTGTTGTGGTACTGCCTGTGCTGCTCGTCGGTATTGAGCCCCGCCGCCTCCATCTCCTCCAGCTTGCCGATGTAGGTGTCTGCGACGCCTGCAGCGGCCATGGTGGAGGTAACGGTATCATCATAGGTGACCTTGGCCTCGTCCATCGCCTCCCGCATTCCGCGGGCGGCTTCGGTCAGCTCCTTCACACTGGGTACGGCGTCATTCGCTGCGGAGGAAGCAAGGGCAATAATTCCTGCTGTAACAACTCCCACGGCTGCCGCAACGCCCATAATCACATTTACACCAGGCGTTACGGTGGTGAGGAAAGCCGCAGCGGCTGCTGCGATCTTCGCTTTCAACGCAAAAGCTGCCGCCGCAACTGCGGCAGCTCCCAACGCAGTAGACAGTCCAGTTATAGCGGCAACGACCCCAGGATTTGCTTGAACGAATTTGGTGATTTCGTTGAGGACCTTCGTGCCGACGCCGTAAGCCTCGCTGAGCGCGGGAGTATAGGCGTCGCCGATGGCTACCTTGAGGTTGTTGTAGGCGTTCTGCATCATGGTCAACCGGCTCTGCGCGGTGGCGTAGCGCTTGTTGGCCTCGTTGGTGAGGGCGGTATTCTGCTGCCAGGCGGTATTTGCAGTGTTCACCGCGCCGGTCATCTGGTCTGCGGCAAGACCCAGGGCTTTGAGCATATTGCTCTGCCGGATGCCGGTCAGACCCAGATCTTCCAGTACGAGGACGGTGCTCTCGCCCTGCTCGTCCAGCTTGCCGAGCCCGCCGATGAAGGAAGTCAGGGCGCTCATGGCGTCGTTCTTCCACGCAGAAGAAAATTCTTCGGAGGACATACCCGTGATACGGGCGAACTCCGCGAGGTCGTCCCCGCCCTTTGCAACGGCCTTTTCAATGGCGTTGAGCGTCTGGGTCATGGCGGTACCGCCTGCCTCGGCTTCGATGCCGACAGAGGACATCGCCGCAGCCAGAGCCATGATCTCCGGCTCGGTCAGTCCGGCCAGCTTACCCGCCGACGCCAGGCGCGTACCCATCGCCACGATCTCGGATTCCGTTGTGGCGAAGTTGTTGCCAAGGTCAACGATGACAGAGCCGAGCCGTCCGTAATTGTCCGTTGCCATGCCGGTAATGTTGGCGAAGCGCGCAAGGGAGGTTGCTGCCTCGTCAGCTGTCATGTTGGTGGCAGTGCCGAGCATGGTCATGATCTCGGTGAAGTCCAGCAGGGCGTCCTTTTGGATGCCGAGCTGTCCCGCGGCTTCGGTTACCGCCGCGATCTCCTCTGTGGTGGCGGGGATCTCCGTGGACAGCGCCTTGATGGAATCCGACATTGCCGCCAGTTCCTCGTCTGTGAGGTCTGTGGTCTTGGCGACGCCGGTAATGGCGCTCTCAAAGTCCATCGACGCCTGCGCGCAGCTGGCGAAGTATTCGTAGATCTCTTTCAGGGCGACGGCGATGCCTGCGGCCACGATGGCCTCGTGTACCTGATTAAAGGCCTGCCCTGCCTTGTCGCCGAAGGTCATAGCTTTATCGGCGGCCTCGCCCTGCTTCTTTTTCAGCGTGTCGATCTTGCCGGCAAGCTGCTCGGAGCTGTGGGAGAGGTCGTCGGTATTGATGCCCGCCTCTTCCAAAGCCCCGCTCAGCTCGTTCAGCTTTGCCGTCTGCTTCTCCAGCGAGGCAGAGGTCTTGTCGATCTGAAGCTGCTTTGCCAGCAGCTTGTTCTTCATGTCGGCGGACTCGTTGCCGGTCTCCTCCATCTCCCGCTGGATATTGTCATATTGCTGCCGCAGCATTTCCAGCCGCTTCCGTGTCGCTTCCACGGCTGCCTGCTGCTTTTGGAATGCGGAAATATCCGCCTGTGTCTTGGAGAGGGCCTGGATTTCCTTCTGCATGGACACAATTTCCTGCTGAGCGGCCTTGAAGGTCTTGCTGTAACTGCCTCCAAGCTGCGCGTTCAGCTGGAATAGCATCTCATACTCTTTGCGGCCTGCCATAGACGGCCCTCCTTTCAGATTTATTTATTCTTGCGTCGCTCCCGCGCCTCCTTCACAAGCTGGTTGCTGACTTTGATCCACTTGCACAGGGACGGCAGGGGCAGCGACAGCCAGTAGGAAACGGGAGTCTGATTGGTTTTAGCCATCGTAAGACATTGCCTGCGGAGCCAGACGCCGCCGTCGCCGGTTACAGCTCCGATGCCAGCAAAAAAGAGCGGGCCTTGCCTCTGACGCGGTTGAACTCGAAGATGGGCAGGGCGCGCAGGGCGTCGTCGCCGATACGGCGGGGATGGCCGCTGGCGTCAATGATGGTATTGGTGCAGGCTCGCGCCGCCATGCGCACCAGGAACTGGCCGGAGAAGGTAGGCGAGATGGTGGGCTTGCCGATGGCCTGAAGCTCGTCCTCGATGGCAAGAGCGTCATCGCCGGTCAGCCCCTCAAAGTCGAAGTTCAGCTCGTCAAAGGTCTGCCCCTCGTAGGTGAAGGGTCTTTTCAGCTTGAGGGTGTAGTTGCCTACGCTCTCCTTGGCCTGCGCCTCGGCGGCGGCGTACTCGTCGTGATCGACGGTGGAGAAAGCGTCAGCGGGAACAACGGTCTTGTTGATATCAGCCATGGTGATAACTCCTTTCAAATCTCAAAAAGATGCCCGGAGCGGATGTCCCGCCCCGGGCTTTTGTCAGGTCTCTTACATGCCGAGCGCCTTGCGGACGTCGGCCAGGTAGTCGGTGCCGTTGACATAGCAGATGAAGTTGAGCTGGTCGACCTCACGCACCTTCTTGCCGTCAATGTAGGTCGCCCAGTAGCGGACGGCGTACTCGCCGGAGCCGTTGGAGGGCGCGGCGGGGGCAACGGAGCCGCCCTTGTCGCTCTTGGGAATGACCACAAGAATGTGCTTGACGGCGCGGACGACCACCTTGCCTGCCACGACATCTTCGTCCTGCTGCGCAACGCGCAGGTCGATGGTGTGACGGCGAGGCTCGGAGAGCTTCACGCTCTGATCGGTGACGGTACGGAAGTTGAGGCCCAGCGTCATCGCGTCGAAGTGGCCGAGAATGACCGACTCCACATTGCCTGCGATGCCGGCGCCAGAGATGGACTGCGTCAGCGCGGTCAGGTCAGGCAGGGTCGCCTGTGCCATACCGACATATTCAACAGAGTCCTCGTAGACCTTGAAGTTGATAATGCTCTGATCCATGATTCAAACCTCCTTTTAGCCCTGCAGGGCGCTGGTGACATAGCTGGCGTCATACTCCAGCACGAAGTCGATCTCCTGAGCAGGAGAGGGCGGCGTCATGTAGACATGGAGCTTGATGATGCCGGCCATGAGGTTGGTCAGCGGGTTTTCGTTCTCCAGCATCTCCACGCGAGCGCCCAGAAGGTAGCCCATACCCACCAGACCGTTGAGCCAGATGTTGGCGGAATCGAGCACAGTGTCGATCAGGCGGCGGGTCATAGGCTTGTCCAGCTTGCTCCAGAAGGTCTTGACGAGGGAGTTGCCGACCCAGCCGAACATACGGCTGACCGGGATAAAGTAGTCCTTGACATCGGTGTTGGAGGGATAGCAGGCGGTGTAGTTGCCCCACGCCACCCAGCCGCTCATGAAGTTCAGCGCGGTATCCACGCCGATGCCGTTGAGGTAGTTGGCCTGCGCAAGCGTCAGGTTGACCTCGGTGCCGTCCTCCAGGCAGAGGCCGTCGCACTGCAGCCCCTTATTGGAGGGAGACTCATAGGGGCAGCCGCCGTTGCCGGTGTCGATCTGCGCCATCAGCCCCGCCATCTGGGTAGACAGGTGGAACTTATAATCGCCCAGCTTCGCCATCGGCCAGAAGGCGATCTCGTCCTCGTCGGCGATGTTGGCAGCGTTCTTCTTGGTGAGAACGTCGGAATAGGTGCGCGCGCCGGAAGCGCCGCAGTCAATGTCGATCAGCGCCTTGGCGCGGAACAGGCCGTTGATGTTGCCTGCCTTGGCGGTCATTGCAGCGGCCACGGTAGACTGCTGAGAATAGCCGGGGGCGCACAGCAGATCGGGGACGATGCCCAGCAGCGTCAGGCACAGCTCCACATTCTCCATCGCGGAGGCGATGTCGGATGCGGTGACAGTGGATGCCTTAACCTTGTTGTAGGCGATGTTTACCTGCTCGGCATCATAGGCGCTGCCGGTAGACAGCAGCTCCACTACCAGATGCTCGCCGCTGTAATAGGCGTTATAGTCGGTGCCGGACACATAGGCAGAGCCGGTACCGCCGGCAGGCTTGATGACCAGAGTGGAATCGTTGATGGCCGCGATGGGAAGCTTCACCTTGTGCTCCGTCACCGCAACATCGGTCGCGGCAGACGCTTCCTTTGCGGTGGCGATATCCAGAACATTGCAGAAAATGACAGGCTGGCAGGCGAACAGCTTGAAATGCGAATACATGAATTCGCAGAGCGTGTAGGTTGCCCAGTCGTCGGAGTAGCCCAGCTTCTCCACCGCCTCAGACCAGCTGGTGCAGAGAACAGGGGTGCCGGGGGCAGCAGGCTTATCCGCCGCCTGAACAGGAGCCAGACCGACCACGAAGGGGACGCCGGACTCCGCCACAACAGGGGTGCTGACGCTGGTAGCCTGCTGAGAGACATATACGCCGTGGTTCATTGAAATTTCCTCCTTACTTCATGCCCTTGGCCAGCTTGTGATAATTCACATACAGCAGGTTCCCAGGCGTTTTGACTTTGATGCGGTCGGCGGGGAGTGTTTCGTCGCTCACCACCAGCGACGCGATCAGCGGGTGCTGCTCGATCACCGGGGCAAGGGAGTCAAGGACTTCCTTCCGGCCGCCGCGATAGATGGTACCGCGCTGGATCACGCCCATCATGGTCGGACCGAGATAGACGCAGAAGCCGCCGGTGTCGGCGACCTTCTTCGGCGCGGCAGGCTTTTTCTTTGCCGTCTTTGGTGCGGCGGTCTGAGCCGCCGTGTCGATGATTTTTTCGCTCATAGGTTAACCTCTCTTTCCACAGGGGGAAGCTTCCATGTGGAGATCATTTCCCCCACGAAATAGGGGGCGGTGTCATCGGGATAGACCAGCGTTTCAAGCCCCGCCTCCAGGTCAAGGGTAAACTGCCCACCGATCACGACCTGCCTGAGCATCGCAATGCGCAGCCGTTCCATGAGATTCAGCAGCATCAGCCCGCCCTCCTGCTCGTCATCGTTATAGACACAGCAGATAGACCGGACCTTGGCGCTGGAGGTCACACGCTGTCCTTGCGGCTGTTGATCCATGCCGGTAATGACCTGGTGCAGCACATAGGGAGCCTTCTTGGTGGCAGAAGTGCCGTCCGGCAGGCGCATCAGGTAGACCTTTGCAGGGCGGAAGATCTGTTCCGCGTCGCCCTTCTGCAAACGGGTCGGCATGATCAGGTCGGCGGTGACCTCCTCGGTAAAGGCCCGCAGGCGTTTCAGCAGAATGGTTCTTGTCATAAATCAGCCTCCCCATCCGTTCAGCACGCGCAGGATTTCATGCTCAACGCGCTTTTCGTAGGTGTCGCGGATCGTTTCGTCCATCTTCTCGATGACTTCTTCGTTCCGCATCATGTGTCCGGTAGACGGACCAAACTTCTGCTCCACAGGAAAGCGCGGAGAGCCGACGCGCTCGAAAACGGCAGTCGGGCCGAAAATGCGGGCCACGAATGCGTGTTGAAGCGTCGCAGCTCCGCCGTTGCGCTTTACCTGTGTCTGCACGGTGCCGTCCCGGCTGTATGTGGTGTTGAAGGTCAGCAGCGGGAGCACGGTGCCGGAGAAACTGATGCTCATACCCATCACGCCTCCCGCACCGCCTGTGATGTGGGTCTTGGAGTGAACTCTCCGCATGAATTCACCCTTGTTGATGGTGTACTCGGCGGCGGCGAACTGTCCGGCGCGGGTCTTGGCTGTATCTCCGGCGCGCCTCAACGCGGAGAACGCTGCTTTGTAAACGCCGCCGGGGATATTGTGCAGCAGCTTGTTCACGCGCTCCAGGCTGTCGTCGCCGACCTCGTTGACGCGGATAAAGCTCATTCGTCCACCGCCTCCAATTCCACGCGCAGCATACCCATCTCACAGACCGAGGACGCGACATAGAACTCCCGGAAGAAGCCTCCGCCGCCCTCCTGGTCGTTGATCCTGATACGCTGCCCCCGCTCCGGCTGCACCCCGCCGAGATCTGACAGGGCGCAGTGGAGAACGGAGGAAACGATGTAAAGCCCCTGGGCATGGTCGCTCATCAGCTGGCGGCGGTCCTTCTCCTTCAGACCGGAGAGGACGATGGGAATATCCTCGTAGGTCGCCCCGTCATACTTGACGGTGCGCTTTTCCGCGAACTCGTCGCAGTTGAGGAACACGCCGAAGTTGTCGCGGGCGACCATATCCTTGAAGCCGCTCATACCACAGGCGCCTCCGGCGTCAGCACAGGGGGCGCTTCGCCGTCGTCCACGCCGTCGTCGTCCTCGGCGATCGCGTCCTCCAGCGGAACATCCGTAATGGCGGCGATCAGCTGCGCCTTGGTTTTGAGCTTAGCGGTGTCGATGCCCATCTCCTTGGCCAGCTCCGTGAGTTTGGCGTTGGTCAGCGTTTTGAGCTGCTCGGGGTCAAGATGGGCGCTTTCCGCGCCCTCTGCGCCCTCGCCGCTGTTAGATGGGTCAGCGCCAGCCCCGCTGCCGTCCTCGCCCGTAGGGGGCGTTGCAACAGCGGGAGAGGGCGTTTCCTCGGCGGGGCGGGCGACACACAGGGCAAAAAGGCGCTGAGCCTCCTTTTCGGAGACCTCGCAGATACCGCCGCGGTCGATGGGAATGGGGTGCTTCGAGCCATCCGGCCTGTAGCCGTATGTGCCGCAGATGATCTCAATTTTCGTCATAGCAGTCTCCTTTCCGCGCCGGGTCAGGACACAACTTCGGCCGCGTAGATGTACGGGCAGTAGTTATGAGGAGCAGCCAGCGGACGCGCGCCCAGACGCAGCTTGCGGATGTCCGCCTCCTGGTTCAGAGAGAACTTCGGAACGCGGGCCGCGGCATGACTGGCAAAGGCGGTGGAGCCGTAGTCGATCTGGGTGATCTGGCCATACATCAGATGGCCGCAGCCGGGGGCGGTGACCATCGCAGAGGTGGCGGGGAAATACTTCTTCTCGGTACCGTTGTTGTCGACATAGCTCTCATCCACAGAGAACAGGTTCAGCACGAAGCCTCCGAAGTTGAGAGGGCCCATATAGACAACGCCATCATAACTCGTGAGTTTGGGGTCGATGGTGCCAGTAATAATGCCACTATTACGATCCAGGCGGGTCTTTACATCTTCGATGCTGTAAATCGCGTCGGCCGTGTCGGAGCCGAGAACGAGGTCAGCTGCGCGCAGGCCGCGCTTAGAGAGCTTGCGGCACATGGCCTTCACGTCGCCGAAGAAGTCGCCGCCCGTGGCGTTCCACTTGGTGGCCACGGTATAG